ACTCTGAATAGCTTGGTGTTTAGGCGCTTTTTTGCGCGCTTATTCAGGAATCTGATGTAGCGATACTGATTAAATTTGTGTACCACGGCCCGCTCCTTATTAGCCCGTAAATACTCGCCTCGTTGTCCTCCGCGCTTAATCGCGTTCATCGTTATCTCGTGATACCACTCGCCGTCCAGTTCGTAGAACTTGCTTTCGTGGCTGCCTATAAAATCAAAATTCGACGCCTGATATACCACGCCAGCACGTCCGCAGCGTTCGTCTGCAAAGGACTGAACCCACTCCACTGACGGGTACAGTAACCTGATGGTTTTCAGCGCGTAGCTGATGGCCCGTGATTCAGAGTTGCGGGGCATGTCGTCGTGTAGCCACATGCGGTTCAGTTCCATATAGCCCCGGTTATCCGTTTCAAGCACGACCCGACGCCCTGAGTTGGGGTTAAGGGCATATCCCCACTGAAGAACGCCAACCAGATCACGTCCGCTGAATACGCCCAGATGCAGGTAGGAGTTATTCACAAAACGGCGGGAATAGTGCTTTGTCTGAATGATTGTGCGGGCCAGCCAGCAGGATATGGTTTCAACGCGCAGCTCCTTTGAACCATAGCCGACAATCCGGTCTTCATACTCAATAACGCAGGGTTTTGTCAGAATGCGTGATTTCTTCTCTTTTCCCACAATACAGCTCCGTGGGATGCTCTTTGGCATTCGATATGACAATGTAACGTTTACAGCGAGGGCATTTAATTTCTATATGCTTAAAACCTCCTTTAAACAGTAATTTATTGCAGTTTTTACAGCGAACAGAGTCCATGATTCCCCCTGTGTAATAATCAGACATGAGCGCCCGGAGGGCTGGGGGTATTTAATCACAACCGATGCAAACCGACGATCGATATGATGCTATCGATCGTCATAAACTATACAAACTGATTATTTAATCACCGACAGTTAACGCTCTCACCTCGTCCAGTATGGACAGCCGGGAAAGCTGCTCCTTCATTTCACGCTGGCGCTGATAAATCCCGTCATTGCGATCGAGCTGCGCCTGCGCCATTGCTACCGCCAGTTCTTCCAGTTCCGACATTGACAGTTTCACCTGTTGATTATTGGCGTCACCCCACGCAAGGGCGGTTCTTGCCGTATCGGATTTCGCCGCCATTACTACCGGATAAAGACGGGCCAGTGAGTCGGGGCCAGCATTCCAGGGGCGGCCGTTCCATTCGAACGTGAACGGCTGCGCCTCCTGTTCTGTGCGCCACGCCTCGATTTCCATCTTTTTGGCATCTTTTGCCGCTGCGATAAGTTCAGGCGTGACTGTAAACGGGGCGATTTCACCCCATTTGCCGCTCTGTAACTCTTCCCAGATGCGCTGGCCTGTCATTGCGGTATCATCCTGCATGGCGGTATACGGGACGAATTCCGTTTCACCTTCAAATAACACCTCGCAGTCAACCGCACCATTTTCGAGATAATGGGCATTTCTGATGCCTTTTATCGCTCTGATTTTCATGTCTTATTTCCCCGTTACTCGATACGCACAAAAAGACCAATATAGCCACGTTTTGTATCGTGATTACTGCGTGACCCCGAAAGCGCCATATAACGACCGGGAAAGTTGTATGCACTGGCACCACCAATTGCCACTTGCGGTGTGGATACGTATGTCCCTGTATCGCTAACTGAAGCACTCATAGCCAGAGGGCCAAGACGGGAACCCGGCACAATATCACCGAGTCCCAGAGACACATCAGCACCAAAACTTTCCCCCTGATATGCCGCCATAACCGGCACACCAACTGCCGGATATTTGTAATATGAGCCTGAGCCTGCTGTCCGGGAGAGTAAGAACGCCAGCGAATCGCCGTCGTAAATGACAGGGCTTACTGTTGCATTCCAGTTGTTTCCACTCCAGCGGTAAGTCAGGCGATGAATGCTGTGTTCGCCTTCGTAATACTGGTTAAAACACAGCAACGTTTTGAATTTACGCGTTGTGTCCGATTCATCGTTATCAAAGGGCGACCACATCACATCAATGATGCCGTTAAATTTCGTGGTGCCAGCCAGCAGCGTGGAAGAGTCCGCAATACTGACCGCATAACGCCCCGGGGTGGCCTCTTTCAGCCATTCAGCAAAATCAGCCTGTCCGGTAAATGTCAGGGCGTCGGTGCTGGCAAATGCCTGACCGAATCCGTACATGCCGGACAGTGCCAGTCTGCCCGGCGTGCGGTCGCGGATATCGCTCTGGGGTTCCATCGTAGCAGCCGCTTTCAGTTCAAGCTCCGTGCGCATGGCTTCAGGTGTGTCCAGTGCCAGTAATGCGCGGGCTTTTTCTGACAACTGCGCCAGTAAAATCCTGCCATCTGCACTGAAATAAGGCAGTGTATTTTCTTCCGGTGTTATCTGGCTGACAGCCGTTAACACGTCATTAAGCGGCTGTTTACCTGCCAGTGCATTAGTGACGGTTGTCGCAAAGTTCGGGTCATTGCCCAGTGCCGATGCCAGCTCGTTCAGTGTGTCCAGGGCTTCCGGTGATGAGCCAACCAGCGCGGCAAGCAGTTTGCGGACAAACTCCGCATTGGCTATTTCATTACCTGCTGCATCATCCGGTGGTGTTGGCGTGGACGGCGTTCCGGTCAGTGCCGGGCTGTTCAGTGGCGCGCGGGTTTCAATCAGTGCCCGGAGTGAAGCCTCGTTGACTTTCAGGTTTTCCCAGCCAACCAGATAACCATCTCCGGTAGTCCAGTAGCGATTGTAATAAATATGGCCGTTAATACCGTAAAAAATAATGATTTTGGCCACATATGCCGGATTGGGATTGGGTTGAGATTCCGGCCAGATAATTTCAACGGTACCCTTGAACAGCACGCCCTGTATTACCGCATTTGTATCTGCATAAACGGCATAGCGTCCGGGTTTTGCCGTTTTTACCCAGCGGAGAAAATCGGCCTCTGTTTTAAACTCGGTCCTGTCGCCGCTGGAAAATACTTTCCCGAATCCAAACATGCCGGGAATCGCCAGTCGACCTTCGGTGCGGTCGTAAATATTCTCCTGTGCATCCTTCTGTGCTGCATTGCCAAGTTGTAGCGTCAGATTCGTCCAGGTGACCGGGGCGGAGATATTATCGCCACGAACGGTCATGAGAATCCGTCCGTCTTTTCCAAAAAACAGAACCAGCTTTGTTGCTGTCTGGCTTGTTTTGTCGCCCCAGCCATTATCCAGCCAGATAATTTCTGTTATTCCGGTCGTCTCTTCCGTTTGTGTGGAAAAGGTGTAATACCGTCCCGGGTGCAGGTTGTGCGCAGTTCTGGCTACAGTCGCCATATCGCTGGCAATAATTGAACGCGCTCCGGCGTCCGTCATTCCGTAACCAAATGCACCAGGCAGCGCAACACGGCCTTCCGAGCTGTCGTAAAGGTCTGTCTGAATGTCCCTTACCGCTGCGCTTTTCAGCTCAAGCTCATTGCGCATGGTTTCCACTGTGGCCTGTGCCAGCAGTGACCGGGCTTTTTCTGACAGTGGAGACAGTGAAGCATTTCCGTCCTGATTAAAGCACAGAAGATTATCTGCCCGTTCTTCCAGATTACTGATTGCGGTTAACACGTCACTGAGTGGTTGTTTACCCGCCAGCGCGTTAATGACCGTCGTCGAAAAGTTCGGATCATTGCCCAGCGCAGCTGCCAGCTCGTTCAGTGTGTCCAGGGTTTCCGGTGACGAGTCAACCAGTGCGGCGAGCAGTTTGCGGACAAATGCCGCGTTCGCTGTTTCCAGACCGGCAGCATCGTCCGGTGGAGTTGGTGTGGTGGGCGTACCTGTGAACGCCGGACTGTCCAGCGGCGCTTTTGTTTTCGTCTCGTCCATGACGGTTTTAACAGCCTTTGGTGTGGCTGCCAGTTCTTCGCTGTCGTTGTCTGTATCACTACAGAGTTGCACCAGGCCTTTTTCTGTTGTGGATGCATTGCTTCCCTTCAGGTCATCAACTATCCGTTGCGCCTCGTCCCTGTGCTGTTTCGCGTTCTGTTCGCTTTTTGCTGCCGCTTCGGCGCTGGCTTTTGCCTCGCCGGTCAGCGTTGCGGCATCAGCAAGTTTATCGACCGCTTTCTGGACTATCTTATCGGCATCTTTGACCGCCTGTTCTGCCCGGGCGGCATTCTGGTTTGTTTCAGAGGCCAGCTCTTCAGCTTTCTGCACATTACCCGCAATTTCTTCTGCATCCTGCCGTATTTCCCCTGCGAGGGTTTCTGTATCCTGGCGGGCCTGTTCAGCAGCGTCCGCGTGCTCTCCGGCTTTTTCTGCGCTTTGCTGCGCCTGTTGCGCCAGTTCCTCGAATTTCTTCAGGGCTTCCGGGCGCAGGTCAATATCGGTTGCGCCCAGAAAATCATTCAGCGAACCATCCGCTGAATCTTCATAAACGCGGATGACACCGATTTCTGAAAGGCGCTGTGTGCTTTGTGTCAGGCGAACGCTGTACACACCCGGCAGAACGGGGAAGTCATATTCCCCGTTCTGTGTGGTGACATGGCTGAAAACACTTTTCAGAATCCCTGCACGGTTGTGCAGGGAGGTCAGTGTAATGGTTGCGCCGCCCAGCGGTTCTCCCGTGGGCGTTTTAATCACACCTTTAAGCTGCGGCATCGGGACGCTCCGGCCAGTTGATGGAGTAAAAGGAGGCTTCGTCAGTAACGGTGCTTAAATCCAGTGCCTTTACCGCTTTGATATATGCCATCCACTGCGTAAGACGGGCTTTATCATCGTCGCTGATGGTGCCCAGCTCCAGCTCGGTTTTCCAGTCGGAGGTGATGTCCTTCGCTTCATTCAGCATGCTCTGGCGTTTTTTTTCTGCCAGTCGCGAGTAATCAACAGGAACCGGCAGCACTTCGCCGTCTTTGTAATACCAGCAGGCTTCAATGCCAAAACCTTCCGGCAGTTCATCCACTTCCACAATGGTGAAGCCAGCCGGATAAAGACGGGACACGTCTTCCGCCATTGAATAAATCACGCCGCTTTCAGGGTGAATACACAATTTGTATTTCTTCGTGAATTTATCCAGTGATTCATAAAAATCCTGTCCGTCTTCACTGCGGAAATACTGAATATCCTTACCATAAGGCATATTTTCCGGGTAATAACGCGTGACGTTTCTGAGTTCCATTATTTTCTCCTTAATTAACCTGATACGGTGCGCCATGAACCATTGATATAAATCTGCGCGGATTTGTAATACACACCACCGATGTTATCCGCCGAACTTCTCCCCGTATCCTGGACATAAATTCCTGACAACTGACAGCCGGAAGGCGCGCGAAACGTCCAGGTGATTTCGTTGCCACCGGGATTGTGAAACACCTCATTGGTGTACTGAAAATTACGCACAGCGCCGGAATCTGTGGTGTTGATGGTGATATCGCTGGTGCCATCAAACAGCACATTGTTAATCCTGCGGGCCGTCTGAAGCCGGGTTGCCGTTCCGGCGTTGCCACTGATGTTGCTGATGGTGATATCCGAAGACAGGGCCATGCCGTTGACCCTGCGGGTATTCGGTACAGCACTATTAGCTTTATTTACCGTGTCACGTAATAAAAGCGCGTCGATAATTTCACCGGCTGTGTTTTTCCCGAGAATACCGCGCACAAAAGCACTGAGCGGCGTTAATGCCATTGTGTCTTCGCCGGTAAAGTACGGGAATGTATTATTCTGACCGGTTAATCCGGCAATAGCACTGGCTGAACCACTGTTCGTAATAAACAGTTTTTTCAGCGCCGTCATAATCTGGTTGGTGGTATTTTTATCCGGTTTGATATTTGCCTGCCGGAGAATTTCCAGCAGTTCAGACTGAATAATATTAAACCAGTCCGGCCCCGGATAAGTGGGCGGAATACCATTCCCGCCTTCGGTGAAATAAAGCGTTGTTTTGCTTAATTCAGCCGCGACAGGTGGCATTACCGGCACACCCGTCGGATTATCCACATGAAACATAAACTATTCTCCGGTGTAATAATATTCATATTCCGTGCCCGCCAGTCGGTAATGCTTCAGCAGGCATTCCAGCTCGCGGGTGCGTTCGCTGATTAATGGCGTCATGACGTCATCAATACAGGTAAACCGTCCGGCATCTTTGTCCGGGACTTCCACTTTCAGCAGCCAGCGATACCGCGCCGGATGCAGCGGGTACATGCAGTCACGCAGGCAGTGGTGCGGCAGAACGGCCGTCACCTTAATGGTGAAGCCCAGCGCCGCCGCAGCGGCTTCAATCTGCCAGGTTGCCAGCCCACCCTTGCGGCGGTATTTCTCCACCACGGCCCGGCGGCGGGCTTCCGTTGTGGTGGCGGCAATTCCGCATTCCGGCAGCGCCAGATATTGCTCCCACTCCGGCAGCAGCTGGAGCGTGGTTTCCGGTCGCATCTCCACATGCAGGCGCGAGGCGTCGTATTCAACGCGGGTTAAACGCTCTGCAAGCGCCCTTAAAAAACGGTTTAAATCTGCATCGTTATCACGCGGCCATGCCTTACCCCGTGGCATGACCTGTTGCAGTGCGGTCAGCCATTCCGTCACGCTGTGAGCCATGTCACCTCCCCGATGGTGATAAGCTCATCCACATCACTGGTGGTGTCTTCCCCGATGTTGAGGAAGTAATCCGTGATACCGGACGTCATACCGATGGCCGTGCGCAGCGAGGACACCGGCAGCATCTGACCGGGGGCCAGCGTTTTCTGTAATGCGGTCAGGTTTGCCCGGACGGCGTTCCTGTTCGCCTGGCTGTCCGGTGTCAGACGGATGGACAGATCGACTTTCTTCAGCCTGACCTGTACCGGCCAGACCTCGATGCCGCCCGGTTTGCCCACCATCACGCCCGTGGCCGGGTGTTTGTGACAGAACAGATACTGCTCCATTGTCTTCAGGTCGTCCCGTGTGGGGATAATGTCTTCACGGTCATCATAAAGCCATGCCAGCCCGATCGTGCCGGGGCCGTGCCACGCATCCCACGCCCACGCGCGGCTGACGCCCGGCACTTCACGCGCCCAGATGACGTAATCATGTAGTGCACCGCCCACCGGGGGATTGCGGCGCACATACAGCAGACGGTCCAGCAGCTCTGCGATGGATTCGATGTCTGCGCCACCGGTGATGCCACTTTCAGTCACCGCGCCGGTGCTGCCCGTTCCGGGTAGCGGGGACAACAGAGTGAGCACGGCACCGGCAGCAAGATTGCCCGCCACACCGGCTTCTTCAGCCTGCACGATGACGGTGACCTCGCCGTCCTGTACCTCGCCGGATGTGAGTACCTGATACACCTGATTCGTGTCGGACTGCATCCGGGTTTCTGCCGGAATGGGGGACTGACTGGTGAAGGTCACCGGCCCGCTGGCAAAGGTGGCCTGCTTGCGGATAACCCCTTCATACGTTGCTGTTTTGATAATGGTTTCATCATCAGACATGGTGGACGGGATTATCTGGTCCTTAATCCAGCTCTGATGGTCGTATAAATCCCGGACCTGACTGCTGAATGACACGTTCAGCGCCTGCTCAATACTGACAGGCGGCAGCTTTTGCAGGCCGAGTTCATACGCAATATCTTTTTCGCCGTCGGCAATCAGTTTGCCCAGCGTGGGGATTTCATACGGCATTAATGGTGGCCTCCCATCGGCGGGTGATTTCAATTGTGAGCGTGGTTTTGTCCGGGCGGGTTAACACCACCTGAAAGGCAATACGGTCAGGGACGATGATGCTGGCCGTGACGGTGGCGTTACGGGCGTAACCGGCCCGCAGCAGCGGTTGCATGGACAGCCGCGCGTAATCTTCCACACGCAGGCGGACATCTTCCGTCAGCTTTTCACGCTCAAGCAGCCACAGGCGGGAACCCCACGAAAAATCGCTGTACGTGTCGCCCGGCCAGCCGCGCGGGTCGCCAGAGCCGTCAGGAATGACATCATCGTCATCAGCACGGGCATCGGTGAAAAGGCAGATAAGAACCTGAGTGACCAGCCCCTCATCCAGTGAGAGGCCGTTATGGGTGACGGTGATGTCACCCCGTGAGAGCATGTTATTCCAGCGGATTCCTGTCGTCATACGGGCGGTGATGTATTCTCATTGTCGCCGTCCTTATGAATGTGTTCGATGAATGATTTACCGTTGATTCTGACATCTTCAGTAAATTCACAGGGACCGACGAATTTCATTTGTTTACCGATAATATTCAGCAATTCGTCGGCGGTGAGATTTACCGTTTTCCCTGAAAAGTTTAATTGTTCTCCTGTGATTTCAATAATTCCGCCTTTCCTTAACGTGATATGTGATTTGCCGTCCTGGTGATACAGCCGGACGTCGCCGGTGGACAAGCCTTTAGGGCGACATCGCTTATCCTCCACCGCGATGGCAACCAGCCCGTCACGCCGTCCGCCCACGGCCAGCACGATGGCTTCTGAACCTTCCGGCGGAACGGAAGTAAACCCGTAATTCTGGAAGCGCTCCACATCGTCATCAGTGGCATCTGCCAGCGTCTGGATTTGCAGGTTCTGTCGCTCCAGACTGTCAGACACCATGCGGACAATGGCACGGTCAACCATCAGCCGCAGACGGCGGGCAATGGCGTTTAATCCCATGTGGCCACCGCCTTTGTTTTCTTCGTCTTCGCTTTCATTTCCGGCATATCCAGTGATTCAGGTGGAACCAGCGCCAGAACCGTCATCCGCCCCTGTGCGCCATCCGTCCAGGTCACCCCGGATATCAGCCAGGTGGTTTTCAGGTTCTGAATACTGTCATCAATATCAACAAGGCGGTTGGTCTGCCACAGCGGGCCGCTGTCGCCCTGTTCGCGCCAGCCTGCCACCGTGATTTCCGTCGTGCGGGCCTCTCCCAGCATCCGGGCCTTGTACCATTCCCCGCGAATGCTGGCCCCGCCCACGGTCAGGCTGTCTTCATTAACCAGAATGCGCGGGCGGTAACGGTTAATTTCCGGGTCTTCGACGATGTACTGGCGACCGCCCACCATCGAGGCAGGCTGGCTGTCCCACAGTTTGCCACCGGCACTGGTGGTGCCTTTGATGATGTACTGGCTGTTACGCTCCCGCCAGCTGAAGCGCCCACGGGCAGCGAGGATATTTTTCCCCAGCACCAGTGACACACCCGCGCGAACGGAAGAGGCGCGGGTGATAATCAGGTTACCCGCCCCGTCAGACGTCAGCAGAACGCCGCGCTGTTTTGCCAGCCGGTCGAGCAGTTCAAACCCCGTTTCACCCTGTTCCAGAACGACGGACGCAAACGCCTCCCCGGTCGGGGTTTCCGTGATGACGGTTATCCCGAACGGGCGGCAGACATCAGCCGCCACCTGTTCAAGCCGCACGCCTTTCCATTTCCCGGACGAATGCACCACAGAGCAGTCCACCAGGTCACCGGTTTTGTCGCGCCCCATGACACGAATCTCCACGTTATCTGCGTCATAGCTGGGAATAAAATCATCGATATACCCCGTCAGCACGGTATCCGCGCCCAGCCTGACTGTGCAGGGTTGCCCCTCACGAATCACGCGCGGTGCCGCCGCTGACCAGCGGGTTGTCACACTGAGTTCAAATTCACCGGCAATCGCCTTCAGGGAACGACTGACGGACATTTCCGTCCAGCCTTCCCACAATTTGCCGTCAACGGTAAGAATCACGGATCCCATCAGTCGGTAATCTCCACAGGTTGCGTTGGCAGTATGAATGACGGATGGCGCAGGCGGTTACGCTGCACGATTTCATCCCGTCGGCTGGTGTCACCATGCTCGCGCCATGCCAGCAATGCGGCAGATGTGGTTGTGGTCAGCGTCACCTGCCGGGTTTCCGGCAGACGGGCGGCACGCTCGCGGGCATCCGTAATCACGGCCAGCCGTAAATCGCGCAGCGTTCGCCACAATGCCCGCTGGTTATTTTCCACCGCCGCCACCGCCTGTTCATGCAGTTCAGCCGCCAGCGTATCACCGGCAGATAATGCCGCATCACTGGTATCGAACGTCATCGAGGTCACGGCATTTGCCTGTCCCAGCAGGGTTTCCAGCACAACCACCTGGCGGAAGTCGTCAATGTTCTTCTGCAGGCTGTCAGATACCGGCTGATAATCCGGTGACAGCCCGATAGCAAAGCCTATTTCACCGTCTGCCACGCTGCCGGGCTTCACGGTGATATCTTCCGGCAGTGCGCCGGTGGCAACCTGTCGGGCACGTTCTCCGGCCCACTGGTTGCGTAATGTCGTGTAAACCGCCAGTGCTTCGGGTGGTTCCGTCACCAGATCAACCACGCCGTCGATGAACGAGGACAGCTCACTGACCAGACGCCCCGGTGTGGCAATGATGGTTCCGGCCATCTCCTTAAAATGGTTCAGCCTGTCCATCCACTGATTCAGTGCTGCCGGTAACGTGGGCAGATTAGCCACAAGGTTCTCCATATCAGCCAGAAAGCTGTCGGCCATCTCACCCAGCCCGTCGAGTGCGCCGAACCAGTCGCCATCGTCAATGGCGGCTTTCACCGCATCAATGCCCGTCAGCACTTCCTGCTGCGTGTTATCCGCCGCAGACGGGAACAGGCGCTCGCCTGCCTCAAACACTTCAAAAGTGACATACGCAATGCCGTCTTCCTCCGTGCTGAGGCGATGGGTGACCTTGCCAACCTGTACGGTCTGTATCCCGAACCACGGGTGGATAAGCTCGCCGGGGCCGGGGGTATTGAGCGCGTCTAAAAGGGCGTTTAAATCATCCCGGAAGTTTTTACCTGGCAGCTTTGCGTTAATCTGCTGTTGCCCCGGAACAGCACCGTTATCATCCGTCCAGGCGGTTTCGCGCCGGGGATACGCGCGGGGAATCGCTCTGCGGCCACCGGTGCCTTCCGTATCCACCAGAAAGAAGGGAACACCACGAAACGAGGCGTCGCGCAGCCCGTTCCATTTACCTTTGCCTGTTGTCATTACCCTTGCTCCACGCTGGTGACGCCAGCCTGCGCACTGAGTCTGACGCCGGGTTGATCCACTCTGACACTTTTCACGCGGGCGTCACCTTCCACCACCACACGGATTTCCCCCTGCAATTGCTGCGGAAGGAAAGGATAAGTCTGTGTGCCCTGCATACCTGCCCACGGTCGCGGGTCGGCAATGTTTTTGTCACCCAGCGAGTTGAACCAGTCCGTTACCTTACGCCAGACGGACTCGAGCGCTTTCTGGTTGTTCTGGCTTTGTTGAGCGAACTCGCGCTCCCACGGGGCAGCATTGGGGTCACCGGCAACGGATTTTGTAAGGCTGTCAATCTCGCCCGGCAGGGCGTATTGCTTTTCCAGATGCTCTTTTGCTGCTATTGCCGCCAGCGCGGGACCGAGGATTTTCCCTACAAAACGTCCCCAGCCGTTACGTGAACCGCGAGAACTATCTGGTAGATCCGGAATATCCGGGATATCCGGGATATCCGGCAGACCTCCAGAATCGCCACTCGAACCAAGACTACCCATATTAACCACATAAACCGGCATCACACCGGAGCCGAAAACATCTGTAATGCCACTGGGTATCCCTTTGCCTTTCCCTTTGGGATTCATGATGTCGTGGATGGTTTTACCGAACTGGTACGTTTTTCTGATGGCGATAATGCCGCCCAGCGCGATCGCCATATACTTACCGACCTGTAACCAGGTCTGGACGGTATCCTGGTCAACGCTGTTGATGGCATCAGCCAGTTCCTGAACGGGTTTTGCCAGTTCCCTTTCAGCAAAACGTTGCCATTCGTTATTCAGTGATTGTATTGCAGCATTAAAACCTTCGGCATTGGTCTGTGCGGCCTTTTGCGTGGAACCCAGCTCAATCGTGCCGTAAATCATTTTCTCCAGCAGTTCCCGGTTTTCAGGGTTAAGCAGCGCCTTAACCCCCTGCATCCCGGTCTGATCAAACACATCCTGAAGTTTCAGCGGGTCGTATTTGGCCCGTTTAAGGATTTCCATCATCAGTTCATAGGGCTTTTTGATGTCTTTTGTGCCTTTGACAAAAACATCAACGCCGTTTTTTTTCAGGAACTCGATGTTCTTTTTGTCCGACAGGGAGGCATACATGGCCTGAATACTGGTCACCGTCTCATCAATGCTGCCTTTGTTTTTGGCGAACACCTGAGCAAATGCCCCCATCTGGGCAATGGCTTCCGGTCCCTGATCCTGAATGATGGAAAACAGTTTCGGAGCTGCGCGGGCAACATCGGCAACGCTGACAGACCCCACTGCGAACTGCGAATACAGTCTGTCCATCATGTTACTGACCGCATCCGCGCCCCGGACGTTTTTTTCCCAGAACTGCGCCATCAGCCCGGCTGCAACCTGTCCGTCAACACCGAACGCCTGCATAAACAGCCCCATGTTGCGCAGGTTGTCCACCACATACTGATAATCACCGGTTTTTCCCAGCAGGGCATCTGCCCCTTCACCGAGTGCCGAGGCATCAACGCGGATATCCTTCTGATTGGAAACGTCCCGGATCGCGTTCTTCAGCGTATTGACCTGCTCTGCGTTTAATTTGGCATTGGTTCCCATGCGCCGCATCTGGGCATCAAAATCCGCAACGCCTTTTACTGTCACGCTGCCCCCAAGCCCGGCAATCATCGCCGTGTAGCGGTTACCCAGCGTATCAAGGCCGCGTCCTGCGGCCTCCGTTGTGGCTTTGACAAGGCGCATGGCCTTCTGGTGGTTCCGGGCGAATTGCGACATGTTTGCGCCGTACTGCCGGGCTTTGGCGGTCAGGTTCCCGGCCAGGTTGATCATGATTTCCGTGCTGAGACGGTTACCTGTTGCCATGTTGTTTCTCCAGTTGCTTTATCAGGCGGAACAGCTGCCGCAGGGGCAGCTGTTCCAGGTACTGAATGCTGAATCGCTGGGACAGGTTAACCAGCAGGTTCATCAGTGCCGCCGCCAGCGGCATCAGTTCGCCCCCGCGTTGCCACCTCCTCAAGCATTTCATCCAGCGCAGCGGCTTTCGTGCTGATAAGCTCAAGGTCTGCCGGGTGGAGCATTCGCAGCTGTTTCATGTCCAGCGGGCCGGGAATGTTGCCGATGGCCGCAACCTGACGGCGCATCATCTCCAGCCCCATCAGCACTTCAGAACAGTAGGCCACCGCCTTTCCATTCCCGCCCATGACGACGCGTTCTGCGGCCAGTTGTGCATCAATCACATCGCTGGCGGTCAGTTCGCGTAGCTTCACGGTTTTATGCAGGGTTTCATCTGCCGTGCCTTTGCCGGTCAGAAGCCCGTGTTTCAGTTCAAATTCCATTTCAGCCATGTCACACCTTCACGCATTTTTCACCGATAAAGTTGGCACTGATGGTGCCGGAATCCTCGTCCAGCTCTGCCGGGTTATCCGTGGCGGAACCCGTCATCATGTAGTTCAGGCCGTTGTCGCCGTAGAACATCACCGTGACATCTTCCCAGCTGCTGATTTCAATCACGTCCATATCCGCTGCCGCTGCAATGGTCACCTTGATGGACGGCGAGGCCATCTTGCTGGAGATACCCCAGACCTTGCCGCCGCCCATATGCTGGGTGCGGCTGAAGCCGCCCGGGTTCAGCGTGGATTTCCCCTCGGTTTTAATTTCGCGGCCATTCACGCGAATGGTCGCCATGCCAAGAATTTTTGCCATGCGGCCCCCTTAAAGTTTGAACTGAATCAGGCCTGCCAGCACACGCAGCTGGTTCACCAGATTCGGGTGGCAGATAAAGTTCAGGCGGTTTTTATCACTGCTGTCGCGTGTCACCTGAAGCGTGTCCCTGTAATCGCTGAAGTTCTCCACAAGGCCCGCCGGGAGGAGTTCGGTCTGGCAGATATCCAGCAGCTCTGCGGTGCACAGCTTCGGCGTCATCACCGGCTGCCCCGCATCCAGCGAGTCCAGCACGTCATCGTCCGCCAGCTTGTGGCGCGGATAACGGTTCGAAAAACGGTTTTTGATGATGTAACGGATACGGCCCAGCGTGGCGGGTGACTGCACATCCAGGTACGACACATCCGCATCACCGTACTGGTTAACCCGGTACATGGTGATTTCACGCTCAATGCAGACGTTATCCCCGGCGTCCACCATGTGTGTGGCAATGCCGTCATGCAGCAGCAGGTTACGTTCCGGCATATCCCAGCGAACATTACGCGCAGGCGGCAGAATGCCGGTCAGGACCAGCGTCTGAAGCGGACGCGCCGGGTCAATGGCAAGGTGATACGCTGCCGTTGCGCCGTATGACGCGGCCCACATCCACGCCGGGTGCGGTGACAGGTTGGTGCCGATACAGCTAATCAGCCAGTCATTGCGGGTTTCACCAAACGTGCCGGTTTCCCCGTGCGTGCCACGAAACGCCGTCCACAGCTGCGCCTCCATCATTTTGAGCGGCCCCCAGCGGTTCAGCAGTTCATCACGCAGGGTGTTCAGGCTTTGCGTGTCGGTGAACGGGGCGATGATATCGGTGAACCACTCCGGGCCGATGGCCGCAACGGCATCCGCCATTTCCGGTGTCCCGGTGCCGCCGGTAAACGTGGTGGCGGTCACCCTCACACCTGCCGGGAAGGCTTCACCGGTGTAGTAGTTCAGGCGAACGTCGGCACCGTTGCCGGTGACGCCGTGCCAGTTCACGGTCAGCTCCACGGTATCCGTGGCATCATCCTTCACCGAAGCGATCACTTGCGTGGCAGGCTTTTTCGTCACCGCATCAGCGATGGCTGTCGCAATGTTTTCCTTCGTAGCCCCGGCGCTCACGCTCACCTGAACGGAGACACCGTTAATCAGCAGGGCCACCGTTCCGGCTTCAGACGCTGTCCCCAGCACGGTCAGCGTGGCTTTTGCGGCAGCGCCAACAGGTGCGGCAACCGGCATTGCCCAGGTTTCTGTGTACGTGTTGGCACGACGCAGCATTTTGAGCATTTCAGCCAGCATAGACCCTTTGCCATAAAGCTGGTCTGCCTGGCTGTCACTGGTGATGCGGGTCAATGACAGGGCGTCTGCGCTGCCGGACGATACCGCATGGCCCATGACCAGAATTTTTCGGCTTTGCGCGGATGCACCATCCAGCGCCTGTGAATTGTCGATATCGATCCAGACAAGCGGGACACGAATATCATCAGGAATTGAACCCAGCGACATAGATTTACTTCCTCTTTCGTTTCTGGTTTTTGGTTTCAGGACGGGATGTTTCTGCCGGAACATCAGCAATCACCACATCCCCCTCGGCTTCACGACGTCGCCAGTACGCCCCGACGTCGAGACGTTCCCCTTCCGGGGATAAATGCGCGCCATCCGGTTTACGGACACGGAGGTTTTCCCGCGCTGGCTTAATCAGTTTCTGTTCCATCGTCACCCCGTACATGGATCACGTCGTTAATTTCAGTGTGTTCACCGCTACGCAGCGTTGCCCCGAGGCGCAGGAAGTCCGGGAGCGCGGCGAGATCAATCTCTTCATCCAGCTGAAATTCCTGCTCCCACGTCACCGCCCACATGGTGACGCCCAGCCCGTCGAGGCTGGCGGAGTAAATGTTGTCTGCCCGCACATCAGCAGCCATGCGTTCAGCCCCCATGCCCCCGGTAGAATCCGACGACAACAGGCGTTTGATCACCTTCCCGGCCAGCACTTCACAGCGCACGTCGCGGGAATACCCCCACGAATCCGTCGCCATGATGTAAGCCACCCAGGTGACCAGACCGGACAGCCCGCCGCGCGGGTTAATATCCCGGACGCGCAGGGCAGCTACCCGGATACAGCCGGTGCGACCGGACAGATAGCGTTTCACTTCATCGGGGCTGTTGAACTGGCCGATGTGACGCTCCACCACGTCGGCCCGGTCAGGGGTTTTCCCCTGAAGCGCTGTTTTCAGCCAGGCCACAATGCGCTCTGCGGCCGCAACGGTGCTCCCCGGTGTGCGCAGTTCAGGGCGTTGTTCTGTCATGGCAGAACCTCCTTCCAGAAATGACTGATAACCTGTTGCAGCTCCTGCTGATTGGCAGAAGACAGCCCCAGAAATTCACGTTGCGGAATGTTCATCATGCGGTTATGTGCGCCGACGGTCTGCCAGACCGGATATTTCAGCGCCCGCCCGAAACACTGCGAGATAAGCCGTTTGTGGGCGCTGACCGGCACACTGCCGGAAAAGCCGTCATTCATGATGCGGGCATAATCCAGCGGTGAACCGATACGCACCACGCGGTTTTCCACGATGTACTGGATACTCTCCAGCAGATGGCCTTCACCACGCAGCAGGCTCTGGTTGCCGTGGCGGGTCTTTTTGTACCCGTCAGACCAGTCCGGCCAGCGTTCGCCACCCGGACTGGTTTTCTCATCGATGATGCGGCGGCGGGTCTGTGATTCCACCACCGCACCGATGCTTTCCAGCAGCTCTGCCTGCAATGAACCATCTGCCAGCTTTTCAACGGCGCGGCGGATATCCTCCAGACGCTGGTCACCGCTGACCTGTACAGAAATCCCCATCACAGCACCCCTTTCAGGTTGTTACGGGTGAACAGCCGGGCATTGGCACCCACCACAATGATTTTCCCGTGGTCGGTTTCTGCCGGGGTGGCATACGTCGGCAGGCCCAGATCACGGGTGCCGTTCGCCATCTCACGCAGGGTTTTAATGGCGTCGTCGTAGCGTTTCTGGATCAGCTCCGTGATTTGATTGTCACGCTCTGACAACCAGTAAAACGCCAGCGATACCGCCACGCGTTGCAGCGGGCGCGGGATTTCCGTCACTCCCAGCGGCAGCTGGTAGCGGCGGGACAGAAACGAATCAATTTCCGCTTCGGCATCACTGATGGCCTGACGGATTTTGTCTTCATCCAGTTCGTTGGTTTCCCGGTTAATCGCCATGTTCCAGACAAGATTGCCGTCCGCGCGTAACAGGTCTTCCTGCGTGATATACCCCATCAGCCTTTCTCCGTTTCCCGGACAATCAGATTCGGCTCTGCCATCAGGCGGGTGGCAACCGCAGCGGTCACCGCCACATCCTCACCGGCATGTGACCAGAAACGGCCACAGCGCCAGAACCCGTTTTCAGACACGGCCCGGACGTTAAGCCGGACAGGGGCGTCACCCTGTACAGTAACCGGGTCTTCAGCCGGACGTGGTTCATTCGCCTGACCGTCAGCCACAATAACGTCTGCCAGCGGTGCCGGGTTTTCCTGTTCAGCGCTGTTCTTTGCGGCTTTCGCGCCTTTGGTTCCTGCTTTTTCACTCATGACTCTGCCTTTTAAAAGGCAGTTAAAAGGGCATTCACAGCGCCTTTTAACTGCGGGTTACAACAGATTACGGATGACGGGTTATGCCGGGGTGGTGATGTACGGGCTGTCCACGATGTCCACATCCTTGTACCAGATGTTGGAATCGCCGCCGTTAACCAGCATGGCGTCAATAATGAGCTTCGCGTCCGCACGGTTTTTCGCCCCCACCACAAGGGTGGTCGGGCGGATGCCCAGCGGCTCACCGTTGGTGCCCTTCATGCCCCGCAGCAACTCATTGGCTTTTTTGTAGTTCTCCACCGTCAGTGCTGCACGGGAACCGACGGCGGTCTGCCAGAAGCCGAAGCCCGCATTACAGCGACCGTCCACGCCGTACAGGAACTCGTGGTTCTTGAAGGTGTGCTCGCTGTTCAGATCGTCCAGGGCTTCAAATTTAAAGGCGCGTCGCGTCTGCCAGATGATGGGTTTCAGCACCTGCGACTCATCAATCAGAAACCACGGTTCGCCCTGGTCCGTTCCTGGTGTACCGACAACGTTGCTGTAGGTGCCGTCGCCCAGCGGGTGGTCTTCATCAAAGAAGTTCTGGCCGTCAAAGCACAGGGTGTTAAACCCGGCACACAACAGGGCGTAACACAGCTTGTCCGGGAACACAGCAGTCATACGGCCATAGCGTTCGGCGGTAATGCTGTACTGACCAATCTGGTCATCTTCAATGTGTTCGCGTTTAACGCGGATCGAACTTTCCCAGAGTTTGTTGGTGATGGTGTAACCATAACCGTCCAGCGTTGCCAGCTGACGCTCGCCAACCCATTCTTTGATGTCCGGTAAATCTTTCATCCAGCCGTAGGTGTTGGAGGCGGACGAACTCGGCACCTCAGAAGCAATACGATTCCACTGCGGTTCGACACCACTCAGTCCACGGGTAAAGGCGGCGCTCAGGCAGGTGGTCAGTGCATGAAGGATTTCAGAACTGATAGTCTGTGACATGTGTTACTTACTCCTGTTTCGGTTTAGCGGCGAGGAACTCTTCCCCGGTAATACCCATGCTGCGACACATCGCCAGTTCGGCATCGGTCAGTGTCTGCGCGGGTTTATCCTTGCCCTGGCTGGGCTTGTCGTTGTTCACCAGCGGCTGTGCACCTTTTGTGTACTCCGCAAACTGTTTGCGACCTTCTTCCGTGCGGCAGGTGGCAAGGAACATGTCACGGTTTGCCGGGGCCACTTTTCCGGCTTCGATGGCCGCATCCACAAGCGCTTCTGCTTCCTTCTCTTCCAGTTGCTGAAGGCGTTGTTCTGCGATTTGGGCACGGTTCAGTGCCAGATTGTGGGTTTCCACCGGCACAAACTTCGTCAGGTCAGGTGTCTGTGCGCGGTTCATCGCCACCTGCTCGCTCTCCTGAAGTTGTTTAATGGCCGCCACGGTATCGTCCACCGTGGCAGATTCAGCCAGCCCAAGCAGGCCGGTGATTTGCACAGGTACTGTCATCGGGTTTTTCTCCGTATTCAGTGCAGGAAAATCCAGGTTAGGTTTGTTGGTCAGCCCGACGCTGGACAGGCGCGTCACCACACCCTCCGCGTCATGGAAAAACGCCGGGCTGTAATAGCGGTAGCGGCGCTCACTCAGCACCCACCGGGCGGACGCGTTCCAGACAACACGGCCTTCAATGGTGCCGCCATCCGTCACCCGCAGTTCTTCCACCCAGCCATACGCCGGAGCATCTTCACCACGCGGGCCTTTAATTTCGGTGGCATGTTCAATGTCCACCGGAATTTTGATGTCGGACGAGCGGGCAACCACCTCATGCGGATTGCGGTTAATCCACGTCCGGCCATCACGCCCGGTGAACTCACCCGCAGGAACTAGTTCAAGCCATTCCGGCAGTTGAGCGGGTGTCAGCTCAGTGATGGGTTCTGGCAGGGAAAAACACAGCGCCAGCAGTTCCGGTTGCATGTCAGTCTCCGTCGTTTGGGGTTACCGACGGTCAGTATGCGGAAGGCAGAAAAAAAGCCGGATTTACCGGCTTCACTGAAAACGGGAAGAATACCCCTTCAAAACCCCTTCAAAAACGCCACAGCGCCTTCAAAAAAGTCAGAATGCACATTCACGCCATCAGAATAAAAAACGCGTTTCTGATGCGTTTCAGGGGGATTTGCGGCGGGAGGGTTACTCACTGTCAAAACGGGCCTGTTTTGTCGCCAGCTGGCGCGCCAGCGCCTGCTCACGGTTTATGCCGGGATTGTAGTTCCAGCCCGGATCAATCCCTTCCGGCACATCTTCCTCTTCGCCCGTGCGTTTGTTCACCCAGCGGACAGTTCTGATTTCCGGCGCTTCGGTATGAATGGTGCCCTGTGCCGCCAGTTGCGCATACTCACCACGGCTGACCTGACGAATGGTGCATTTGCAGCCCCAGCCGTTAGGGGCAAAATGTGTCTGCCAGAACGGGTGATCTACCGGCAGACACAGACGCGCCCATTTCACATGCTCCGCCCGGTGCTCGCGGGATGGCCCCAGCTCGTAAATCAGATACGGCATGGCCCGCTTTGTCCGTTGAATGCGTTCCCACTGGCCCGCCGCGCGGGCAGTGCGCATGTTGGTGTCAAAAATCGTGCGGAGGCGGCGGTCGCTGCCCAGTTGCACGGTGCGGGTTTCACCCGTCAGCGGATCATCCATCTCCTGTATGCCCCACCATCCGCGTTTTATCAGCAGTGGTTGCAGCGCCTCCCGGAACTCACTGAACGTCTGCCCGCTTTGCAGGGCGTCTTCCACAAGGGCTTTCACATCCGACAACAAATCCAGTTGCAGCATTTTTGCCACGGTGAAGCTGTTCCGGTGTTCTTCCCGCCACACATCCCGGTAATCAAAACCGGGGCGCAGCTTCTTCGCCTTCAGCCACGCCAGCGCCTCTTTCGGGATGAGGGTTTCACGCATGACCGGTATCTCCCAGCGCACGGGCCTTAAAGCACACCTCCGCCAGTTGCAGGGCAAAGTCGTCCGCGTTCAGCGTTTCCTGAAGCTCTGGCAGGCGTTTCAGAAAGTCATCAAAACTGTCGCATTCCTGCGCCAGTGTCAGCACCGGGTTCGTGAACGCCTCGCCGGTTTTCTGCCAGTCACGCAGGGCATCATCCACCATCTGTGCCAGTTCATCGGGGTGTTCCCGGTTCAGGGCGACGCGCTCGCGGTTCATCGCCACATCACCTGACATTCCGGCAGACACCGGATGCAGAACATCAGCCCCGTCGTCCGGTTCAGCCAGGCCGAACCGGTCCCGCAGCTCCGATTCCTGAACCCGCATCCCCCGGTCAATCAGCGGCACCAGAGCATCTGTCAGCGCCTTCAGATCTTCCGCTTCACTGATACGCAGAACAACACGGGGGTAGTGTTCCTGTGGCCCGTAGTTGGCCTCGATGTAGGGCCGCACCAGATATTCATTCAGCGTGTTAGCCAGCTGCCGCGCGTCCCAGCGCACAATGTCCATGCGCACCTGATTGTGCACGTCCGCCTGTGAACGCGAACTGCCGTTATCCGTGGTCATGGTCTGCCCCAGCACAGCCTTACTGATTTGCGCATCACACCATTCCGCCATTTCACGGAACAGTGCGCCGCCGTTATTCCGGCTGGCGGTTTCCTGCATCTCCAGTTGCATGGACTGCGGAATGGCACACCCGGCATCCGAGGCAATGGACGCAATCGCATCAATCAGCACGCGGATTTGCTCCTCCGTGGCGTTGGGGCCGTATTTCCCCACCGTGACCGGAATGCCGAATTTTTCCGCAAATGCCCACCAGTCGCGCACGGTAAAGGATTTCAGCATGTACATCACCGCCACCAGACGGGCCAGACCGTTACGCAGCGGCAGACCGGATTTCAGGCGCGGCTGGTGAACAATGAATTTTCCCGGTGTCAGCGGTACGCCATCCACCGGTTCATCGTCAGTCAGCAGGCGGAACTGGCGCAGCGTGGGTTTTTCGGCTTTCAGAAAACGGGGATCAACCCACTCATAATCACGGGGCACCCAGTGGTTGTTGCGGGTGTTCCACAAAATTTCACAGACCGCCACGCCTTTTCCCAGCCCGTCGAGCAGATCAAACATCAGCTCAGGGATTTGCGGTGCCTCCATCAGTGCACGGATGGCGTCCGCCAGTTGCACGTCAGCATCGTCATCACTGGCGGCCACCACCACCGGTTCGATACCCGCCACCGTCAGCTTGCGGGTGCGCAGTACCGAGGCGTAATGCAAATCGCGTTCTTCCATCTCTTCAGCAAGGATAAAAAAATCACGCGTGATGCCGTCAGTAGCATTGCGCAGAATGCCTGCCAGCCTGCCGGGGTTCAGCCCGGAGGCGACGCTGATACCCGGCGAGGCCGAACGCACACCGGCATGACGCGGGCGGGCCTGTACTTCGTTGAGCGCCTCTTTTTTCAGCGTGTCTTCCTCACCGGTTGCCGGGTTCAGCAGACGGCGAACGGCCCCGGCCAGTTGTTTCAGGTTCACAGTAAACCTCCCTCATTTTTCAGGCCGCGCGTCAGCTTCATCTGGCGGCGCGCGTTGCGTTCTTCCGGTTTCGCCGGGCGGTTCAGACGGTGCAGTTCGTAACGGTGGCAGTCATCTTTACTGGCAAGGAAGCCCAGGAAAATGGCCACAGCGGCGTCGCCGTGACGTTTGTGACCGTCGCTGCCTTTGGTTCGTGAATCATCAATGCCGGGAACGCCACGCAGTAACTGAATGGCCCCGAGGTCATTGATCACGTCTTCATGCTTCGGAAGGATCAACTCATCATCTTCAAACGCCGCACGGAAACGGGGCATGTTTTCGCGGTAGAACGCCACGGACAGCATCACCTGTTCCACTTCATCGCCGTACCGCTCTGCCGCCTGTTCTGCCAGATACTGACCATTCCCCCGCGCATCCATTTTGATACCGTCACGACGGGGCAGACGATCGCAAAGCCAGAAAAGCACCTGCTCCTGCTGTTTAAACGGCACATTGGCAAGCTCAACCAGGAACGGCACCTCGCGGGTGGTGTCATCGTTCACCGTCACAGGGGCCAGTACGGTCAGGTCACCCGAACGCGCAAAGTCTTCTCCCAGACAGTGGCGCAGGTTCTTCGGGAGTTTTTCCAGCTCAGGGCGCACCACCGTTTCCAGCCATTCACGGATATCTGCCCGGCGCTGGCTTTCCGTCAGTGCGTTAAATTCCGGTGTGCCGGTAAAGCGCAACACTTTTCCGGTGCCGCGGGCCGCACGTTCACGCAGTGAGCGGGGGATATACGTGCCGCCGCCGTTTTTCGGGACGCAGTAATATTCCTCCAGTGCGTCTTCGCGGGTGGCGGTATTTCGCAGCAGGCCTTCTTTCCATTCCGCCTCGGCTTCCGGTGACCACACCATGCCGCGCACCTGACAGATACGTCGGTACAGCCCGTCATTGCAGGCGTCGTCCAGCGTGATGGTGTGAATGCTGTAATCTTTTTTGCCAGCCCGGCTTTCCTGAATCAGCTGGTTAAACAGGTTGTCCACGCCGTCATGGGTGGAGATAAGGCGAATTTTGCCGCCCCATGTTTTCAGCGGCAGCACAGCCTTCAGCAGTTCGTCCAGTTTTTCATGGAACGCGGCTTCGTCGATGGTGACATTCCCCTGCATCCCGCGAATGTTGCTCGGGTTGCTGGACAGTGCCTTGACCTTAAAGCCGCTGGCGAAATACACGACGAACGTCAGAATGTCCTTGTCTTCGTCGGTGATCACTTCCTCGCAGATTTCTTCCGCTGCCGCATTAAACGCTTTCGCCCACATTGCCACGGCGTCGATAAATTCGCGGGCCATCTCCTTATTCGAACCGATATAAAAGTGATCGCGTCCGCCGTCTTCCTTCTTCAGTGATGCCGTCAGTGCTGCATCTGCCGCTTCAGCCCAGGTTAAACCGGTACGGCGGGATTTCTCGGCGATTTTCAGGTCGGCATCATCCGCCACCCAGCGTTTCTGATACGGCAGCAGAACATCGTATTCACTGAATGTGTTCATCTGTGTCATGCGCTAATCCCCAGAATTTCACGTTTGATGGTGTCAGCCGCACCACCTGACAGACCGCCCGTTCTGACCAGTTCTTCGGTTTTCTCTGCCATCTCCTGCGCAAACGCATCGCGGATCGCTTTCTCGCGTTTATGGCTGGTCATGGCTGCCGCTTCCAGACGCTGGGCAACCAGCGCCAGTTGGCCCAGCGCCTTCGGTGCAACAGGTTTGTCGTCTTCTGCCATCGACATGGACGTTTCAAAGGCCAGCGTTTTTACAAACTCCATCAGCAGCTTGCCGACGTCTGACGTCGGCGCGGACCCCAGCTTTGCCGCCCAGACTTCGGCCATTTCGCGGGAGGCGCGGATTTTTGCCCCGACTTTTTCCATGCGGATGGCGTAGCGGTTTAAGCCCGTCCGGCTTAACTGCATCTCTTCCGGCAGGTTGTGTTCATCAATCAGGGCATTGATGGCTTCGCGGATTTCTTCCTGCGTGTGCCGCTTTTCCCGCAGCATCTGATGCAACTGCTCCCGGATGCTGTCCGGGAGTAAATCCACTTTGGAAAGACGGCCACGGGTGGGGCGTTGTTCATTTTCCATGAGTGCCCTCCTGTTGCTCACTACGCTGTAAACTTTCGTATGCAGATTTCAGCGCGCCACTCTGGATTTCACGCCATGTCAGGTTGTGCGCCAGACGGCGAAGTTCATCACGGGACGCTTTACTTATCGGATTCTTTTTACGGTTCACGACGGCCCCCGTCTTCAGTTCCCGGTGTTTTCAGACCGGCGTATATTTCTTCGCGAACGGAGCGGATATCCTTACCCAGCAGCTTCCACAGCCGCGCACATGCCGGTGATGAACGCAGGGCACGTTTCATGGGGGTATCCGGTGCATCCGGGTTCCAGGGCTTTCCGGTCTGTTGTTCGTATGCACGGACAATGGCGTTTTGCTCAATATCTGCCAGCACAAGACAGTACGCCAGTTGCCGCACGACGGCCCGTTCTCCGCGACTTAACGGCTTCAGTTTTCGGGCCATGCTCAGTCCCTCGCACGGGGTTTTTTAACGCCCGGAACGCTGGACAGGCCGTTTGCCACATCCTCACCGCTGCCGGTGATTTCAGCCACGTAACAGCCGCCCACATCAGACAGACGAACCAGCCCCTGCTCGCGCAGCCATGCAAGCTGGGTGCGCACCACATCACGGGATACCTTATGACCGTAGGCCTGAAGGCAGGTCTGCAACACGGATTCATTCGCGCTGTCGCCACAGTCCAGCAGGGAACGCAGCAACACAAGACGACGGTCTTCAGTGAGGATCTCTTTCATCGCCATTATTTTTTTTCCTTTAACTCGTTCTCTAATAACAAATCGCTGATGCGGGATACCTGGCGGATGGATGGCCCCAGTTCTTTGATTTCTCCCCGCAGGTTGCTGATATCCAGTTGCAGGCGGTGGAACTCATCACGGTCGGGTAAATGGTGTACCTGGCTTTCCATCACCGACACGCGGGAACGGAGTGAATCAAACTCTTCACGTTTGACGTAGGTTTTCGCCAGAATCAGCTGAAGCAGGTTTATTCCTGTCATCAGCAATGCCCACAGAATGGGCCAGTTGGCTCTGATCATTTCCCAGGACACGTTTTCCTCCTGCGTTCCCGCATCTGCTGACAGTCAATACAGGTCACCACATCCGGCAGCGCCGCAAGGCGCTGTGCCGGAATAACGTTCCCGCAGTCATTGCAGAAGCCCCAGCTGTGGGGCGTTTCTTTTGTCCGTGTCTGCCAGGCTTTAACGACGCTCTGACGCTCGTTCAGAACCACTTCACTGATGCGATCGATTTCGTCGGTCATTTCGGCCCCGCAGACATTTTGTGACGGCTTGATTTGCTGTAACGGGCAAAGCCGTCAAGGGTTCTTACACCGAGATAGCCCAGCGCCGGGGTAAGCAACATCAGCGTGATATCCCAGTCCGGTGATGGCATATGCAGCGTGATACTTCTGGCACCGGCAATGGCTCCGGCAATCTGGCCGCAGGAGAGCAACAGCACATAGGCCAGACTGCTGTAACAGGAAAGGCGGGCCAGCAGCGGGCGTGTCTGGCGCACATAGCTGTCCGTGGCGTTGTCACCATTGCGGATGGTTTCCTGCTGTTCGTGGTGTGCGGCCTGCTGGTCAGCCAGCACCAGCTTCTGCCGTTCCACCTCCAGCTGTTGCAGCTGAACTTTCAGGGTTTCCAGTTGCACCAGTTGCTCCGGTGACAGCATCACCAGTTTTTGTTCCAGAATGCGTTGCTGTTCAGCAACGGGAAGGCTTTCCCGGACGCTTTCCACCATACCGGCCACCGAGTCAGCGGCGGCAGATGTACTGCCACCAAACCAGCGCCCGACGGAACGAATCAGCCCCGGCCCGGCTTTCAGCAGAACAGAGGCGATGCCTGAAAGGGTTAACGGATCCACGGGAAACCTCCATACAGATAACGCTGAAGACAGAGCAGACCGCCGCAACTGCCACCACACAGCCAGAACACCGGATGCACCGGTGACATCATCATCAGCGTGCTGAAGACGCAGCAGAAATACCCCAGCGCCCAGACCACCCATGACCACACGATGATGTGGCGACCAAAAGCCCGGTAACGGACCTCAGGCAGCAGGCGAAATGGCACATTCCCGAGGCTTGCGCTGTATGAAAACAACACCACCCCGGCAAAGGACAACAACATCAATACGAACGATCGCCAGCCACATAACATGCTGATGATGAATATGCAGAGTGTCAGTCCGGCCAGCGGCCATGGCGTTCTCATCAGTCGGGAACAAATCAGCCAGTCACACAGTTTTAAAATTTTGTTCATTACCTTTTTCCACATTGAATTTTTCCCTGTACTTCTGGCACTGCCAGAAAATGTCCCGTGTATCCACGGAGTTCCAGCCACGCATGTAGTAGCTGGCGTGTGTGCCGTCATGGCCGGTATAGTCCAGCGGTTTCGGGGGCGGGCCTCCGGCCATGCGGTGCAGAACCTCCTGACGCAGGCGGTCACGCCGCCCGGCTTTCAGTGAGGCATCCCAGCCTTTGCCCATATCACCCCCGCGTGGCGGACATGATGCCCAGAGGGGTATCGATGATTTCCAGACAGGCGTCGGTCAGTTTTTCCATGCGGTTAAACCAGCCGTTCAGGTATTTACCCTGGGCGGGTTTTGACTTGATGATGTCGGCATAAAAGCGGGAACGACGGACAATGCAGCGGGCCAGCAACCAGTCCGGGGTGGACAGACTCACGGCCTTACGGGTACGCGGGCCGATGATGCCGTCAGCATCCACATCAGCGGCTTCCTGCAAAATTCTGATGGCTTTTTTAACGCCATGCTGAACCGCTGCATCGAAAACAAACATCGCCACGCCATCAGGCCACTGGTCACATCCGGCAGGCAGCCAGTAATCGCGCCAGTAAATCTGCGCGACCTGTTCGCGGGTTAAATCTTTGATGCGGGTATCCGGTTTGCCGTCACCGTTGACATCGGTTTTGCCGTCAATCACACCGTCGCGGCGGTCAGAAATGCCGTATTTGGTTTCGCCGCCACGGTCAGTGGGGTCATTGACATAGACGCCTTCGATATCAGGACGCAGAATGAAATTCAGCGCATGTTCAAAGGCCGGGGAGAATTTTTGATTTTCCATAAAAGCACCTGTGAAGCAGATTTAAACGTGGTCTGCTTCATGGTGCCGGAGGCATAAAAAAAGCCGGATTTACCGGCTTCATTGAATATCAGGTTATTGACTCAGTTAACTTTACGGGCAGAACATGTAGTCTTCATTACTGAACGTTCAATTTTTATCTTCCAGCCATTTACTGTTTTTTCGACAGGATCATCTTCAGCTTGCTTTAAATTTTCAACTTGCATGAAATTCAGTGGGGCTGGGGTATCATCGTCCCATGATGTCGGACGAACATAATCAGGGACAACAAAAGGCTCAAAAACAGTTTCACATAAAGCAGACGTCATTTGAGCAAACTCGTCGCTATCGGGGCGAACCGGTCCTGTAACATACTGCATTTTTATGTTGATTTCGTTATCTCGCACAGACGCCTTTAAATCCTGATATACACCTAAGTTAAATCCTTTAAACTCAGCAATGGCAGCGTCACCTTTACCGTACCAGTCGGTATAGTCAACGGATGTTTTTTTCTGAAAAACATCTTTGACTTTTTGCTGGAATGTATCCGCCGCTTGTACAGTAGTAACAGTTAGTAGAAGAATAAGGGGAAGATATTTCATTGTTCGTCCTTAAATAGTTGCATTTGATATTTTCCACGCTCCAGTCGGCGCATTCTTTTGATGGCCTGATATACCGTTTTGTATGTCACTTTGTAACGCTGCACCAGCTCCGCTACGTTTTTCCCATCAAAATCACGCCAGATGCGCATGTCTCTGATAAGATTTTCCAGTATTTTCCCTTTCGGAACATATACCTGAATCCCACCGATATGATTGCAAATCGCCACTACCAGCTCAAGAGAGTGGGCAGGGTTAACTCCAAGCCTTATCAGCTCCTGTCGCAACAGAGCATTCAGCTCAGCCAGTAAAGATGGAAATCCCGATTTTTCCTGAATATCATCAAAATATTCAAGGATACTGTCGTCCTGATAATCACCAAATAAATCCTGCTCTTTCATAGAACTATTCTCCCACTGTTTCTGGCGCGGGCATACGCACTGGTCAGTGCATCATATCCGCGCAGGTCCCGCCCGGTTTCGCTCACAGGTAAAGGTACGCCATGTCGGGCAAAGGCTTCCCGGATGCAGCGCATATGCCACTGTTTGAGCGTTTCGAGCACAACCTGCAACGATTCCCCGTGACACCAGGCCAGCGTGGAAACACCCTGACCGCCATTACGTCTGGCTGTCAGGCGCTCAACGTATTTGTCCAGCGCGGCGTCGCTGATATCGGAGACGAAACCATCAAGGAACATCTGCTGCCAGATTTTGTAAATCTTCTCGCGTGGTGTGACATGCCCCTTAAAGCGACGGCGGGGATGTTTTTTCTGCTTTTTAAAACCGCGCTCTTTCATGGCATCGAGCACTTGTTCCAGTTGTGCAACGGACAGCTCGCGGCAACTGGTTTTGCCCGTGCACTGCACCAGAAAAGCACGGTAAGTGTCATCGTCGAGTTGCAACTCCCGACGGGCAACATGAATTAATTTAATCAGGGATGTGCGGCTCATTATGTCCCCCGGATTTAAAAATTAACTCAGTGTTGAATAACTCCTTACTCATTCGCTGTAACACATCAAGGGCGGCAACTGCCGCCACTTTATCCTGACCGGCAATGATTTTTCGTAATTCCTCTATAATCCAGGCAGGGCTTAATGATTCAGCAATCATCGTGCGCTTCTCTGAAATTAAATTTTCTCTGGCCTGCTCATAGTGTTGGTATACGACATTATCCAGAAAATCATTTACCTTTTGTTCTGACATGCCACTGGAAATTAAGGTTGCAGCCATTAAATCAGAATCAGTAATCATCTGTATTTTCATCTCTTAATACCTTTTCAGGATTCAGGAAAACTGCGCCGGTAACCTCCAGCAGATTCACCAGAGCATGGGTCGCAATTGCTGCGGCCAGGCAATCACCGTTGTAGCAGACATTGTCGATAACGCTTTTTATTATTCTTATCAGCGATGGCAGTGTGGTGTTTTCCAGAATTTCCAGCCTGAACTGCTTCAGCCAGTATTCATATTCAGCTTCATCAAATGGAAGCTCACCCATCAGTTCTGTCAGAGTTGTATCGGCCTGCTCCGGTGTATATCCACTGACAACCAGTTGCGCCCGCATTTCAGCCCGATATTTAGGGTCGTCATAAATATGCTTACTCATTTCGTAATACCTCTTCGCAATAAAAGATTTCACTGGGATAACGTTTTTGTATGCGCTCCATCACCTGCATACATGCCTGCTCTGTGGGCCAGATTTTTTCCGTTACCGGAATGGCATCGCAGGCATCATTCCCACAAGTGCCAACCAGCAGGACAAAGCCAGTTGACTTAATCATGCTCGCTGACATCCTGTGTTGCCGCCGGAACCGCTGAATAATCAAGAATGAGATAGCGCAGGACGTGGGCGGTGATATTCCAGCCACTGGAGCCACAAATAAAACGTCCCAGTCGGATATCGATATATGCCATCACAAAACGGGGCATTCCCTGTTTGCACATCTCGTCATCCACTTCAGCAACGATGTAAACCGACTCGCAGGTCAGTACGCCTGTCGCAAATTCTTTTGCCAGTGCCGGAATGGCATTGCCTTCCAGCCAGGGCAAAGAGCGGCGGAACGTGCACCATTGAGCATCATCAACAGCGGGGTGCTCCGTTGCGTTTCGTCTTACTGGCGGCGTCGGACGAGGGCGCGGAACGTCATAAAATCCGTTGCATTCAGTGAGAACTCCGGCATCAACCGCATCACGCAGGAAATACACCATTGACGAGGGAGGCATCTTCATTTTTTCAGCCAGAACGCCACAGGTCAGACGTCCGTAAGCCCGTAATAATGTACTGACACCGTTCAGAACTTTTGCATCAACCATTTTTTATTCCTCAGTAATCTGTTTCAGGCGCGAGCAATCCCCTGACGCATCGCGCCATAATTAGAAGAAAGTGAACTAATTAAATATTAATGGTGGTATTAAATACCGGCTTCCTGTTCAAACGGAATAATAGAAAAATCTTCAATGCCTGATTTAACTGTAATTCCGGCGACACCTGCGACTGCTTTCGGTTCCAGTAAAATCGCTTCCTTGTTGATTTCCTGTTTCGTGCGAATAAAGCGTTGCAGGCCAAGACGCTCCAGCGTTTCCATCACCGCATCCACACCGCGAATACTTACCGATGGTGGGCGCTGACGCCATGACACATCGCCGGTTACCAGGTTTGCCGTCTTCACCTTGCCACCGTTCGTCAGTTCGTCACGGTTCGCTTCACACCATCCCTGAACACCTTTTGAAAGGGTTTCAATACTGGTTTTAAGCGGCGCAATCTGTGAGGCGTATTTCTCCGTAATCTCAGCGATAGCGTCATTCATTTCCGTTTCAAGCCGTGCCGCTTCGCGTTGCAGGTCACCAATCCGGCGGATATCACATACCACGGCATCGCGGGATTGCGGAACATAAGCCGCTGCGGCACTCTTGATTCGTTTTGCTGGTTTAGCCATATAAATAAAGCTCCTGTTAATTAATATTCGCTGTATACAATGCTGGATACAGCACGATTGCTTAATTCCATCTTTTGGGCTATCACATGAATATCCAGCCCTTCTTTATAAAGTTCACGACACAAATATTTGTCGTGCTCACTGATTCGATATGCACACAACGATATTCCGTGCCTTCTGGCATGTGCCCGTAGGGCGGTTGTGGCAACGTTCAGTTTTTTCGCCATTTCCTCGACGGTCATTTTCCCGACACTGGCTTCGATAAATTCCCGGTCTTCGCGTGACCATCTTTTGCGAGGGATTATCATCATGCCTCCTTCCCTGAAATTAATGTTTGGCTGCATCCGGGTTATACCGGAATAACTCGCCTTCGGCTTCCAGCCCAAGTTCTCTGGTTGACTTCAACAACTCCTGGGTTGCTTTTTCAATAATTTCAGGAGCCATGCTCTTGATAATGCCTGCCATCACGTCATGCGGTCCGGTTTGCTCCTTAGGAGACTGTTCTTCCAGTTGCACACTCACTCCTACAAAGAAACCTCCTTTTTTCTGAAACTCAACATCTTCCATGCGGTTAAATTCAAAGATTACTTTTGCCATTTTGTTATTCCTCACAAATAAATAAGCCGTTATTAACGCCAGATAATCTGGCAACCATTAAGGCGGGCCGTCCATACGGAACGGGCAACCCCTGATTTATGCTCCATAATCCTGACAGCGTTTCTGACCAGCTCCGGTGGCGGGCAGGTAATTTCAAGCACCGGGCGGGCCACGCCCAGCCAGGATTCGTTGACGTGGCTGCCGCGCTCCTGTAACCAGCTCTTTACTTCCGTTGCCATTTTGATATTCCGTGACATCATGATTTCGCTCTCCTTACGTGCGCAGCAGGGTTGAAATATCAACATCCAGGTCTAATTCACGGAAAGCCTGACGCAGATAATCTTCATTAACACGTTCACCTTTGCCGTGGGCGGTCATGGCAGCAAGGCGCAGCGAGTGGTTCAGGATGCGAAGCGCACCTGGTTTTTGCGCAATCTGCTGTAATAATTCCCGTTCGTTTTCGCCGGTAATTTGCCAGGCATCCGCAATGGCTTTTACATCATCAATTTTGGTTTTATTGATTGCCGTCCGTTTTGCAATACGGGAAAACAGGCGGGCAAACTCAACCGTTCTGTTACCACCGGTCATGTTTGAATAAACACGGTGATTCCCCATCAGAACAAGACCAATACGGGCGGATTCCTGTAACAGGCGGAGTTCTTCCAGAACCTCAGCGCCAAGATGATCAGCTTCATCGATAATGACCAGCCCCTGCGTACCTTCAAGACGGCGTCTCAAAGCGCGGGAGAGTGGCCCCTTACGGCGCGGTGCGTCATTCATTCCCAGTTCATAAGCCAGTTCAGTCAGGCATTCCAGAACACTGGCACAGGATGGGGTAATGGTGATCATCCAGACATTGTTATTGGTACGACGAAATTCGCGGGCCGCTTCAGTTTTTCCCACACCTGGATTACCGCAGATAACAGAAATACTTTCAGTCAGGCTGGCAAAACGCATACTCGTCCAGATTTGGCGTGCTGTTCTGGTTTCCACAAAACGCGGGGGTTCTGGCAGCTCTGCGGCGCGGTGATAGTTCTCCAGCCAGCGTTCCAGCGTCTGCGCGACACGGTCATTGTCGCCGTTGTACTTGTTATTCACGAATGCGCTTAACGTTCCTGCGGCCACGCCGGACTCGCGGGCAATTTGTGCATAAGTTGTTTTTTCACTTTCTACAAGCGTGCGCAGTCCTGCGCGAATATCGGAAATATTCATCTGAATAACCTCGTAATTAAATTTTGTTTAAACGTTAATTAAATGGCTCTTTTACGTCTGTTCTGTTCCAGAATATCCAGCGAATGATTCAGATATTCATCACGATCAGTTTCATATTCATCATCGGGTTCCTGGTATTTCACCTGCACCGTGTTACCGGAAGGCCGGAAAATACCAACAACCCTTGATTCTGGTGCTGCTGGTTCGGCTATCTGCGGCAGCAGTTCAGCAACTTCCAGCGCGTCCATTTGTTTCTGCGCCTTAATGGCTGCTTTAGTTGCAGATTTCAGTTGTTTCTGGCGGCGGCGATATTCACGGCCTGCCGCAGCATCATTAAACGCAACAGGTGCCAGACATTCCGCTTCACAGATAAACCGACCGTCCAGGGTGTAGCAATAAACCGTGCTGTGTAACTGCTGTGGATCAAACCTGACCACAACTTTTTTCACGCCGGCATTCATTAACGCCATGTTGTAATAAACGTTTTTTGCGCCTTTAAGGGAGCCGCCAACTTTAAGCGTAAACTCGCCTTTGCGTGAAACGTTCACCGCCTCGGCAGGCAGCAACAGCATCCGTTTTTGCTCTTCGGTTGGCTTACGCACAATCGTTCTGGCGTATTCACGTTCGAAAACATCATCAAACGAAAGTTTGCCCCCGCACATTTCTGTTTCTCGGCCTGTTCTGGCATTGAACATCGCCACACCTTCGGCAAGGGTTTTCAGAAACAGCTCTGCATCAACAGCACGGTCGCCATAGTTATCAGGTTTTGCCTGCGGATTTGGCCCCGTATATGCGCCAGCCAGTGCCGGATGCTTATCAACGTATTCCTCAAGCCCACCAACACCGAAAGCACGTTCAACAGGTTTTGCCTGGCCCCAGCCTTTACCGGCAACAACGCTTGTCCAGTGCATTTTCGCCCCCATCAGTAAAAACAGTCCTTTTGGATCGTCCTCTTTTACCTTAAAGCGGTAGCGATTGGGCGCGCCTCCCGTCAGCCATTTATTCGCTGCGCCACGGGTGTTATCAATGGTGATGTGAAAATCCTCCGGGATACCGTAGCGAGTCACAACATCCATGAACGAGAGGCGAATTGAATCAATGTTCTCGCTCACATCGCAGCGCCAGCCCAGAATTTTTCGGGTTTTCACATCCTGCCAGAACCATGTTTTCGGGCGGATCACATCACCGTTAAACCAGCGTACAAAGACGTTATGCAGATAACCGTCGCCGTTGATCCACTGCATGGCGTCCAGGTGTTCCACAGTTCGCTGCTGTGCCGGTATCAGATGCATCAGTGCATGTTCACCTTCACGACAGGCAACAACCATTGCCTCGTCCAGTTGCTGAATCCGGCGAAAGGCGGTGGCACGGGAGGGAATACTCCAGCCATGCTCGCGGGCTGCCAGTTCCAGACGCTCATAACATTTGCGGAAGGCGGGTTTTTCCGGTCGCAGATAATCTGCAATCAGAAACTGCCAGGCATCCTCGTCAAATTCACTTTTGTGAACATTGCGACGGGATGCACCACGTCCATCAACAAGCGCAGCCGCCCAGTCAGGCTTCGCAAACTTCTGTACCTGGTAATACTTGTCCCGCAAAGTGGATGCGCTGACCTGGTAATGTCCTGCAACGGTCGCAAAAGCCGTTTTCGTTGAAATCCCCTGGTTCAGCATTTCGTCTGCAGCCTGAACCGCAGGCAACCATTTTTCAGCAAGTCTGCGCTGAGAATCGCTGGCTTTATCCCATTTGCTCCACAGCACCTCACGATCATAATCATGGGCTTCCAGCGTGGGGCGGGCGATTTCAAAACGCCCCTGGCTTGTTTCAATTCCCCCTTGTTGGATCAAAAACTCAGCTCGGGCAGAGTTAGGAAGAGAAGATATATGGTATTCATAAGCAACCCCTTTAATTCCTTCTCTTCTTCTCTTGAGCCATCCTTCTCTCTGTGCCCTTTTGTGAATCCCCATTAATGAACCAGGTAAACCAGATAAACCCGCACACTCAATTGCTGATATCCACTCTCTCATTGTGATCCCTTAGATATCTACTAGGCCAAATTTCTTCAGGTTTCATGTTTAAGGCATCAGCAATGATACGTTCACCTTTGGGCCATGGCCTGACTAATGCATTTGCGAGTGTCCCGGTTGAATAACCCGAACGTCTGGACAGTTTTGCCAGAGGGATTCCTGTTTTTTTGAGGGCCGCAATCACGTCAGCCCGATGCCAATCGTTACTCATCTTTCACACATCAACCATATTGCGTATGATAAAGGGTTATCAAAACAGATAATCTGTCTTGATTATCTGTTTTATACATTGTCACATAAACCAAATAAACTCAACCAGTTTATATGAGTTGATGTGATTTATTTTGTAACACTTTGATTTATATACATATAATTTTGGTAAACTTAGTTTATGAAAAGTTCAAGAGAGATAAACCAGTGGATGACGCCCAAGCAAATTACTGAACTGGACGGAATGCCAGGAACAATACAAGGCGTGCACAAACGAGCGAAGAAAGAAGGATGGCCTAAGCGTTCGCAAGAAGGGCGTCGTGGGCCTGGGGTTGAGTATCTCCCGGTAATACCAGCTATGCAGGGAACGTCTATCGAAGAAATGAATGCTGATACATTGAAGATGTTCTCCATATTAATCAATAAATTAGGAGAAAATGAAGTCCGGGAAATAGAGCTGAATATGGCTAAATACGGGCTTTCCGGGTTAATGCATGAACGCCCCCCTATATCTGCTGATACCCTATTGGCAACGTTGGGCATTGATCGCCAAACGCTACAAACAGCTTTGGTGCTACATACATTACCCTCAGAAGCTCGCAAAGAGATTTTGTCAAGCTATGGCGTTCATGAACAGGAAGGTCTTGTAGTTCCTTCACAGGATCCACAAGATGTAAAAAAAGCCGTATAACAACCAGGAACCTAGCTAAAACACATAATTCCCCTCAAATGGCCCGGATGGTAAGATACCGAAATGGCAAAAGGTGTTTTTGATATATATCATTTGCCAAAAGCCTGGTTGTTATCGGGTTTGAAGCATTTTTGAAGCTGCAATTGAAATGATGTGTGAATTAATCGCTTTTCGTATCTTTAATGAAACAAAAGCCATTTCTACCAATCTTTCGCGTTTCAAGGCTTAACGGCTAAAATCTGCTCTACAGGCTTGCAAGCCCCATCAAATCTAATCCCGTCAAATCCCGAATAATCCAATGTCCTCCCGGTTTTTTTCGTACTTCTTGTGAATCAATACAGCAGGCATTCGTTGATGGGATTAAAGAAACGCCTTAAATAAGAAGCAGTGATATACTCCCACCAGACTCCCCGGCAGGAAAAAGACAAATGGAACAAGCGCATACCCAGCTGATTGCCCAACTGAACGAGCGTATTTTAGCGGCGGATAACACGCCGCTTTATATTAAGTTTGCCGAAACGGTAAAAAATGCCGTGCGCAGCGGGGTGCTGGAGCATGGCAATATTTTGCCCGGTGAGCGTGATTTAAGTCAGTTAACCGGCGTTTCGCGCATTACGGTGCGCAAGGCGATGCAGGCGCTGGAAGAAGAGGGTGTGGTGACGCGTTCGCGCGGTTACGGCACGCAGATCAACAACATCTTCGAATACTCGTTGAAAGAAGCGCGAGGTTTTTCTCAGCAGGTGGTATTGCGCGGGAAAAAGCCCGATACGCTATGGGTTAACAAGCGTGTCGTGAAATGTCCCGAAGAAGTCGCGCAGCAGCTGGCGGTCGAAGCAGGAAGTGATGTCTTTTTGCTTAAGCGTATTCGCTATGTCGATGAAGAAGCGGTATCGATTGAGGAATCGTGGGTTCCGGCGCATTTAATTCATGATGTTGATGCCATCGGGATTTCACTTTATGACTATTTCCGCAGCCAGCACATTTACCCACAACGTACGCGTTCCCGCGTTAGCGCCCGGATGCCGGATGCCGAGTTTCAGTCACATATTCAGTTAGATAGCAAAATACCGGTGCTGGTGATCAAGCAAGTGGCGCTTGACCAACAGCAACGGCCTATTGAGTACAGCATTAGCCACTGTCGCAGCGATCTATACGTTTTTGTGTGCGAGGAGTAG